TTAATAAAACTCTATACCCGTAATCTTCAATGAGTTCTGGCGCTTCCCTTTAATTCCTTTTACATATTCAAAATGAATGTTTTTGATTGCCATCTTTATGAATTCAGTTTTTAACTCATCTTCCATTAATTCCCAGCCGTTTAGCAATGAATACTTGAAATTTTTAATCTTCTCATAGTTAAAAGTCTTACCCTTATCATTATCCTTGCGCTTTTCATACTCATGTATTTCTTTGTCAATACGACTTATTATTGGAAAAGCTTCATCCTTATCCATCATACCTTCTATAAAAAGTGTTTGACATCTAGCGCGTTCTTTTCGCAACTTTTCAATATCGATGCCGACATCTTCTATTTCTTTAGGTTGGTTTTCGATTTTATATGATGTTAAATCAAATTGTTTTAGATAATTGTAAAATTGTTTTAAAACCTCGCCTTCGTCGATGTTACATGCATTTTTATTTTTAGTATTTTTGCAGTTAGAACAAAAGTATAGTTTAGAATACCAAACTTCTTTATTTTTAGGCGTATGCTTGACTGTGTTTAAAGTCAATTTCTGGTTACAGTTTGGACATAATAGTTTACTTCTGAAAATAGCGTTATGTTTTACGATTGTAGAGTTAGTTTTTTCACTTATCCTTAATTTTATTTCTTCGTATTCTTCTTCACTTATAATAGCTTCGTGGGTGTTTTCGACGAATATGTCACCGAAAACAAGATGACCTCTAGCTACCGGACTCGTTAGAGCATTGCCTATAACTGATCTGTGCCAGTTTTTACCTAAGGGTGCTTTGTATTTAGAGTTGTTCAATTTTATAGTTATTTCTCTTAAACTAGTACCTTTTTTCGCTTCTTCTACTGCAAATCGTAATACTTTTTTATATTCATTAGGCACAAATTTATCGTTTACTCTGTCGTAATAGAAAGGAGGGACAGTTTTAGCTAACCCTTTTCTAGCTGATGCGCGTCGACCCATTGCAGTACGCTCTTGAATTGTAGTACGCTCCCACTCTGCCATAGCACCTACTAATGTTACGAACAAACGTCCCATAGCAGAAGTTGTGTCATATACTTCTGTTGCGCTCCTAAACAACACGTTTTTATTCTCAAACAATTCTAGTATCTCTAGTAAGTCTTTAACACTTCGAGTTAATCGATCTAGTTTATAGACTAAAACCAAATCAAAATTATCTATTTCATTCAACATTTCTTGTAAAGCGGGTCTGTCTTTTTTAGCTCCGGAGTATCCAGCGTCAGTATATACTTTATGAATTTTCCAGTCGTTTATGTCGCTGTAAGCTCTTAATTTTCTTTCTTGTTCTTCGATAGAGTGTCCTTTTTCTTTTTGTTCAAGTGTACTCACTCTAGTATAAATTGCTACTTTCATGTGCTCCCTCCTCAAAATTGGCAAAAAAATAATAAGGGTAGGCGGGCTACCCGAAATTTAGTACTAGGTACTAAATGTGATATAATAAAATAAAAAGTAGGTGATGAAATGTGCGTAAAGTTTACTGACGCAGAAATAGCTTATATAAAAGAATCAGTTGAAAATTATAGTAGTGAATTTGATATTTATGACGATGAACAAGAACTTAAATTAAAAATTTATGAACAAATTATGTTAAAAATAGAGTCCGAATACAAGGATATCTATTTATTCCGTCTTATTAATTGATTTACTGTATTCGGTTAATATTCTTTCGTTTTCATCAACGATGTCCTTTAGTGTGTTTAAAAGGAAGTCGCAATCACCTTTGGCTACTGCACCGGCTTGTGAATGGTTGATTATATTTCTCATACTATAAGCAATTTCTACCCGTTTTTTGGTTCTATAATTCACTTTACCCTCTTTAGTTAATTCTCCTAATAATTTGGTGTACATAGTTGAATCGGTGTCTTTATGTTTGATTTTATTCACTTTTTTTAATTTGATTAAAAACGTCTCTATAGCAACAGCAAAGGTTGCTGCAGCTGGCAAATACAACTCCCTTTTATAAGCTTGTAATCCTTGTTCTATTTGATAAGAAAAAGTTATATCATCAACAATCTTTTTCATGCTATTTAAATCTAAGTGGTTGAACGGTTGTATTTCATCATGTGCTTTGTTTATCAATTTCTCTTTCGACTTCGATATCAATGTATTGTAATGATCGTTAGCTAATCGTTTGCCATAATTAAAAAATAAATCTAAATTGTTTTGTATTATTACAGTCCCGATATATTTTCCGTAGTAAATAGACGTGTAATAAATGTAGTTATTAAAATCTAATAATCCGGATTGTTCTTCTACATACTTTTTAGAATCATATATGTATGAAGTAAAGTGTTTAGACAAATGTTTGATATCAGTATTACGAAAATTATATATTTCTTTTAATTTACTGTCATTTGAGATAACAACGATGCAAGGTTCTTCAAAAAAAGATTGATTTAGATAAAATATCGAAATCTTGTAATCGTCTTTTCTCATGAATGGGAAGGCTTCCGGATTACTACTAAACTGATAAATGTATCTGTTTTCAACTACATATTTGTAACCTTCTAAAAAATTACGCAAGTATTCTTTTAAAGTTTTATTCTCTTCCATCCCTCATCCTCCTCGCGCCACATAGGCGTTATTAATCACAATACAACTTTGCCCATTACTTTAATATTACTAAACGAAGCGACTTTGATATCATCATACTTCGGATTTAGAGATACCAAATTAATATAGTCTTCGCATATATCTACACGCTTGATAAGACTTACTCCATCTAATACAACGAGTGCAATTGTACCATCTTTAATAGAATCTTCTTTCTTAATAAAAGCGTATGTTCCTTGTTTTAACATAGGTTCCATTGAATCACCATTAACTAAAATACAAAAATCAGCATTTGATGGCGTTTCGTCTTCTTTAAAAAATACTTCTTCATGCAATATGTCATCATATAATTCTTCTCCTATGCCAGCACCAGTTGCACCACATGCAATATACGATACTAGTTTAGACTCTTTATATTCATCTATAGAAGTGACTTTATTCTGTTCATCTAATTGCTCATTTGCGTAGTTAAGTACGTTTTTTTGTCTTGGAGGCGTGAGTTTACTGTATATGGAAGTGATGTCGTTTTTTTTATTATTTCTTGTAGGAAACAAATCATCGATACTGATATTTAAAATATGAGCAATTTCAAACAAATCATCTTGTTTAGGAGTTCTGTACCCTGTCTCATAATTTGAAATAGTAGCCTTTTTAGTGTTGAGTTTTTCTCCAAGTTGATCTTGAGTTAAGTTCAATTTGGTTCTATAGTATCTGATTTTATTGCCTATAAATTTCGCTAATTCTTTTTTATCCATTTTCTTACCTCCTTAAATTTACCTATAGTATAACCCAATTATTTTTGGTATTCAACAAAAAAATACACGAAAAGCAAACATTTATGTTGACTCAAGTACACGTATCGTGTATAGTTAGTTTTGTAAGCGGGAGGTGACAACATGCAATGGAATTTAATAAAGTTGAGAAAAGAAAGAAAGTGTACTCAAGAAGATTTAGCAAACCTCTTGAATATATCAACTGAAGGTTATCGTTTAAAGGAATTAGGAAAGCATCAATTTAAGAATGATGAGATGTTTATTATCGCTGATTTTTTTGACGAAAATATTGGAGATATTTTTTTACCCACAAAGTACACGAAACGCAAACAAACATCTTAAAAGGAGGAACGAACAATGCAAGCATTACAAACATTTAATTTTAAAGAGCTACCAGTAAGAACAGTGGAAATTGAAAACGAACCTTATTTTGTAGGAAAAGATATTGCTGAAATTTTAGGATATGCAAGGGCAGACAATGCCATCAGAAATCATGTTGATAGCGAGGACAAGCTGACGCACCAATTTAGTGCATCAGGTCAAAACAGAAATATGATCATTATCAATGAATCAGGATTATACAGTTTAATCTTTGACGCTTCTAAACAAAGTAAAAACGAAAAAATCAGAGAAACCGCTCGAAAATTCAAACGATGGGTAACATCAGACGTCCTACCAGCCATTCGCAAACACGGTATCTACGCAACAGACAATGTAATTGAACAAACATTAAAAGATCCAGACTACATTATTACAGTGTTGACTGAGTATAAGAAAGAAAAAGAGCAAAACTTACTTTTACAACAAGAAATCGGAGAACTAAAACCCAAAGCAGACTATGTAGATGAAATCTTAAAGTCAACTGGCACATTAGCCACAACTCAAATCGCGGCAGACTACGGTATATCAGCACAAAAGTTAAACAAACTACTACACGAAGCTAGACTACAACGAAAAGTAAATAAACAGTGGGTGCTTTACTCAGAACACATGGGCAAGAGTTACACAGAATCAGACACTATACCAATTGTACGCTCTGACGGTAGAGAAGACACAGTTTTACAAACTAGATGGACACAAAAAGGTAGATTGAAAATACATGAAATCATGACTGAATTCGGTTATGAAGCTAACGTAACTGCTTAACAGGAGGGCGCAGCAAATGGAAGATCAAAACAAAAAAGTCATTTATTACTACTATGACGAAGCAGGTAATAGACAACTATTATCAATTGGAGATTTGAATCTCTATTTATTAAAAGATATTAAATCAAGATTTGGTTTATATAAAAAACAAATCCCTGATTTAGATAATCTGTTCGTTCAAATAGACGGTGTTGAATTTAAAGTACTATAACCCGAGCAATGCACCTCTTAAACAACATTATACACGAAAGGAGCATAAACAAATGAACACACTATACAAAACAACCTTCCTCATCACAATGGCAGTTGCGACTTGGAAGGTTTGGAAGATTGAGAAAAACACAAGATTTAAACTTAGAAATTTTGATTATCCAAAAATTAATAATGCTCAGAGCAAATCATTGTTGGATATTGCTAGTCACGATTTAAAAGATATTTAACTGTATTCAAAATTTTCATATCTTGTTGAGCTTTTAAGCTTTCGTATAAAGCTATTGAATAAATAATTTCGTAAGATACGTTTTCAGGAGCATCTTCTTTCAACTTATTTATTCTATCTCTAAAAAAGTCACTGTCACCACCGAATTCTTTTTCGGCTTGATTACTAAGTTCACCAAAGAAATTTTGAAAATCATTAAATTCCATACTTATCACCTCCTTTCACTAGGAGATAACTAAATTATACACGAAAGGAATGGTAGAAGTGCCACCACACATTCAACAAATGTTATACGAAATCCAGTTAAAAGCTGGTATACCTCAAAAATTAATGGAAATGCAAGGTTTGATAAACGATGAAACAACCAAAGAGGAGAAAAAAGAAAATGAGTGACACATATAAAAGCTATCTATTAGCAGTATTATGCTTCACAGTCTTAGCGATTGTACTTATGCCATTGCTGTACTTCACTACAGCATGGTCAATCGCGGGATTCGCAAGTATCGCAACATTCATATTCTATAAGGAATACTTTTATGAAGAATGAAAAAACTGCTACTTGCGCCAACAAGTAACAATAAGTGTTCATCAAAATATACAACTTAATTAAATCAAAATATACGGAGGTAGTCAACTATGGCTGAAAATATTAAAACAGAACAACATTATTACACTAAAGATTTCTCAGGATACAGAAATGAAGAAGATAATTTTGTAGCAAATCAAGAATTGACAGTAACAATCACATTGAACGAGTACAGAAAACTTATTGAAATAAAGGCTGTTAAAGATAAAGAAGAAGATACTTACAGAGGTAAGTATTTTGCGGAAGAAAGAAAAAACGAAAAATTGGAAAAAGAAAATATAAAACTGAAAAACAAAATTTATGAATTACAAAACGAAGAAGATAACGAGGAGTGCGAAGAGGAGTACGAAGAATACAAGGAGGACTAAAACAATGTATTACAAAGCGGGTGACGTATGTCGAAAAATATTTAATGTAGATGGCTTTGATTTTCAATTAAGAGTTAAGAAGCGAGCATATAGTGTCGAAATAGTCGTTTTAGATCATGAAGGAAATTCAATTGACGGGCTACTAGTTTCTGACGAGAACGATCTATACACAGCTTTAGATATTTTGAAACAAAGTATTTATGAATGGATTGAAAATAACACAGATGAACAGGACAGACTAATTAACTTAGTCATGAAATGGTAGAGGGGGATTAACTAATGGCTAATCTATATGAGCTATCAGAAGCATTTAAAGAGATGTCTAATCAAGATGAATTAGATCCAACATTACTAAAAGATACATTAGATTCTATCAAAGCAGAAATGAACGTCAAAGTAGATAACATTGTCAATTGGAGACGTGAAACTTTAGGTGACATAGATGTCATAGATAAAGAAATTAAGAGACTTCAAAATTTAAAAAAACAAAAACAAAATTTAACTGATCGTTTAAGAGATTACTTAAAAGAGATGTTAGAAACACAGGAAGTAGATAGTTACCGCACAGCTACTAATCATATTTACAAGCGCAAAAACGGGGCTAGTAAAAATATTATCGATGAAAAACTTATTCCAAAGGATTATTGGCTATCACAAGCGCCAAAGCTTAATTCTAAGCAACTAATCGATGATTTGAAAGCTGGCAAAGATATTCCGGGCGCTGAATTAAAGGTAACGGAAAGTTTGGTGATTAAGTGATGAGTGAGGAACAAGACATTTTACAAGAACTAGGTATTGAAGAAATTAACGAAGATACTCAGAACTATTATTCAATTATGGTATATGGCAAATCAGGAACCGGAAAGACGACTTTAGCCACTAGAGAAAACAACGCTTTTATTATTGATATTCACGAAGATGGCACTCAAGTAACGCGGCAAGGTTTTGTGAAGAGGGTCGACAATTACATTGCTTTTAGAAACACAATTGCGAGTATTGAATCGATTGTAAATACAGCTAGACAAAGAGGAAAGTTACTTGATGTGGTTGTAATTGAAACAGCACAAAAGTTAAGAGATATAACGCTGACTCATGTGATGAACACGCACCAAGTCAAAAAAGCAAGAATTCAAGATTATGGGGAAACATCTAAATTAATTGTTAACTCGATTAGGCACCTATTAAAGGTTAAAGATAAGCTCGGATTTCACGTTGTGCTTACAGGACATGAAGGGCTTAACTCAGAAGATAAAGATGAGAACGGAAAAATTATTAACCCTAGAATATCAATTGAAGTACAACCGGCAATACACAACAACTTAGTAACTCAGTTCGACATTATAGGACACACATTTATAGAAGATCATACAGATGAGAACGGAAATGCGACACACGATTATGTGTTTTCTGTAGAACCTTCTAATTTATATACAACTAAAGTTAGGCATAATCCGCAAATAACAATCAATAATCCAGGTATTAAAAATGCTTCAATTTCAAAAATTATAGATATGGCACAAAACGGAAACTAATAAAAAACTAAAAAGGACGGTATTTAATTATGAAAATCACAGGACAAGCGCAATTTACTAAAGAAACAAATCAAGAAAAGTTTTATAACGGCTCAGCAGGGGTTCAAGCTGGAGAATTCACAGTGAAAGTTAAAAATATTGAATTCAATGATAGAGAAAATAGATATTTCACAATCGTATTTGAAAATGATGAAGGCAAACAATATAAACATAATCAATTTGTACAGCCGTATAAATATGATTTCCAAGAAAAACAATTGATTGAATTAGTTACTCGATTAGGTATTAAGTTAAATCTTCCTAGCTTAGATTTTGATACCAATGATCTTATTGGTAAGTTTTGTCACTTGGTATTGAAATGGAAATTCAATGAAGATGAAGGTAAGTATTTTACGGATTTTTCATTTATTAAACCTTACAAAAAGGGCGATGATGTTGTTAACAAACCTATTCCGAAGACAGATAAGCAAAAAGCTGAAGAAAATAACGGGGCACAACAACAAACATCAATGTCTCAACAAAGCAATCCATTTGAAAGCAGTGGCCAATTTGGATATGACGACCAAGATTTAGCGTTTTAAGGTGTGGTTTAAATGCAATACATTACAAGATACCAGAAAGATAACGACGGTACTTATTCCGTCGTTGCTACTGGTGTTGAACTTGAACAAAGTCACATTGACTTACTAGAAAACGGATATCCACTAAAAGCAGAAGTAGAGGTTCCGGACAATAAAAAACTATCTATAGAACAACGCAAAAAAATATTCGCAATGTGTAGAGATATAGAACTTCACTGGGGCGAACCAGTAGAATCAACTAGAAAATTATTACAAACAGAATTGGAAATTATGAAAGGTTATGAAGAAATCAGTCTGCGCGACTGTTCTATGAAAGTTGCAAGGGAGTTAATAGAACTGATTATAGCGTTTATGTTTCATCATCAAATACCTATGAGTGTAGAAACGAGTAAGTTGTTAAGCGAAGATAAAGCGTTATTATATTGGGCTACAATCAACCGCAACTGTGTAATATGCGGAAAGCCTCACGCAGACCTGGCACATTATGAAGCAGTCGGCAGAGGCATGAACAGAAACAAAATGAACCACTATGACAAACATGTATTAGCGTTATGTCGCGAACATCACAACGAGCAACATGCGATTGGCGTTAAGTCGTTTGATGATAAATACCACTTGCATGACTCGTGGATAAAAGTTGATGAGAGGCTCAATAAAATGTTGAAAGGAGAGAAAAAGGAATGAATAGACTAAGAATAATAAAAATAGCACTCCTAATCGTCATCTTGGCGGAAGAGATTAGAAATGCTATGCATGCTGTAAAAGTGGAGAAAATTTTAAAATCTCCGTTTAGTTAATACAGGTTTTTACAAAAGCTTTACCATAGGCGGACAAACTAATTGAGCCTTTTTTGATGTCTATTACCCAGGGGCTGTAATGTAACTTTAATACTTCAAATTCAATGCCAGAAAGTTTACTTATTGTTTCTAGGTTGTGTCCTGACTTTAACATTCTTTTAACAAATTCTAATCCCGAAACAAATCTTTGTTTTTCTATAATCTTATTAAAGTGATTTAAAAACTGAGGAGCATAAAACTTATTATAAATTCCTTTTTTTGTTAAGTAAGACATGTCAAAAGTTTCATTTAAAACCCCTAACCTTACTAGGTTATTAATTGAAATTTCGGTTGATTCTATATCTAACGGAGAGTCTTTTATTAACGTGTCCGATATATTCATACCGTCATTCTTTGGGTTTAAAACCGCTCTATATTTAACGGCAGGATGTACTTCGTGATTCTTTAAATGTTTTAAAAGAATAGCATCATTTGGGGATAATTGTTTAATTATTTCAACAAATGAATGGGGGGTTAATGAGTTTTTTCTGTCATCCATAGATGATGCTATTAGTTTTGCGAACATATTACTTAAAGTTTTTTCACTAATGTAAAACTTTGAAGCTTCTAGAGCAGGACCTAGAAGAGAAAATTGTGGTTCTTGTAAATTATTTTCAGGTACAGAAGATATTTCTTTTTTAAATTGTTCTTTGAATTTTTCAAATTCTACTTCTCTTTGATAAATAACTTTATCCACATAAAGGTGGAATTTCCCAAAGACAAGTTCCCAAGTTTTAGAGAATGTTTCTACAGGCCCTTTTGATGCGCCTTCAATAATTTTATCAATACCTTTACCTAAAATAGGATCCATAATTATTCACCCCCAATCTAACGCAATAGCGATAATAAAATTATACCAGAAAGGAGATAACGAAATGGCAACATTTAGAACGATAAAAGAAAGTGGCGATTTTGTAACTGTGCATAAATCTTTTGTGTTCGATAGTAATTTAAGTGCTAAAGCTAAAGGGATATTATTGTATTTCCTAAGTCGTCCTGACAATTGGCAAATATACACGTCAGAAGTAGTTAAACATATGAATGATGGACAAAAATCAATCAATAGTGGCGTTCAAGAACTTATGGATAATAAATATGTTCACAGAATACAAAAAAGAGCTGAAAACGGTGTGTTTAAAGGTTTTGAATACTTAGTTTACGAAAAACCAACCGAAATGCCATTTTCGGAAAACGGATTATCGGCAAACGGGTTTTCGGAAAACGGAAAAACGGAAAACCGAAAAGGGCGTACTACTAATAATAATAGTACTAATAATGATTTAACTAATAATAACAATACTAATAATGATGGAAGTATATTGTCGGGCAACCCGACTGTGTATTCCATTCCCTATAAAGAAATTATCGAATACTTAAATAAAAAAGCAGGAAAGCATTTTAAACATAATACAGCTAAAACAAAAGATTTTATTAAAGCAAGATGGAATCAAGATTTTAGGTTGGAGGATTTTAAAAAGGTGATTGATATCAAAACAGCTGAATGGTTAAACACGGATAGCGATAAATACCTTAGACCAGAAACACTTTTTGGCAGTAAATTTGAGGGGTACCTCAATCAAAAAATACAACCAACTGGCACGGATCAATTGGAACGCATGAAGTACGACGAAAGTTATTGGGATTAGGGGGATATTATGAAACCACTATTCAGCGAAAAGATAAACGAAAGCTTGAAAAAATATCAACCTACTCATGTCGAAAAAGGATTGAAATGTGAGAGATGTGGAAGTGAATACGACTTATATAAGTTTGCTCCTACTAAAAAACACCCGAATGGTTACGAGTATAAAGACGGTTGCAAATGTGAAATCTATGAGGAATATAAGCGAAACAAGCAACGGAAGATAAACAACATATTCAATCAATCAAACGTTAATCCGTCTTTAAGAGATGCAACAGTCAAAAACTACAAGCCACAAAATGAAAAACAAGTACACGCTAAACAAACAGCAATAGAGTACGTACAAGGCTTCTCTACAAAAGAACCAAAATCATTAATATTGCAAGGTTCATACGGAACTGGTAAAAGCCACCTAGCATACGCTATCGCAAAAGCAGTCAAAGCTAAAGGGCATACGGTTGCTTTTATGCACATACCAATGTTGATGGATCGTATCAAAGCGACATACAACAAAAATGCAGTAGAGACTACAGACGAGCTAGTCAGATTGCTAAGTGATATTGATTTACTTGTACTAGATGATATGGGTGTAGAAAACACAGAGCACACTTTAAATAAACTTTTCAGCATTGTTGATAACAGAGTAGGTAAAAACAACATCTTTACAACTAACTTTAGTGATAAAGAACTAAATCAAAATATGAACTGGCAACGTATCAATTCAAGAATGAAACACAATGCGAGAAAAGTAAGAGTAATCGGAGACGATTTCAGGGAGCGAGATGCATGGTAACCAAAGAATTTTTAAAAACTAAACTTGAGTGTTCAGATATGTACGCTCAGAAACTCATAGATGAGGCACAGGGCGATGAAAATAGGTTGTACGACCTATTTATCCAAAAACTTGCAGAACGTCATACACGCCCCGCTATCGTCGAATATTAAGGAGTGTTAAAAATGCCGAAAGAAAAATATTACTTATACCGAGAAGATGGCACGGAAGATATTAAGGTCATCAAGTATAAAGACAACGTAAATGAAGTTTATTCGCTCACAGGAGCCCATTTCAGCGACGAAAAGAAAATCATGGCTGATAGTGACCTAAAACGATTCAAAGGCGCTCACGGGCTTTTATATGAGCAAGAGCTAGGGTTACAAGCAACGATATTTGATATTTAGAGGTGGCACATGGAAATAGAAATTAAATTTAACGAAACGTTCGAGGCACCTATGGGCTCGCCTCGTCCACGCTTTCGTAATACAGGTAGATTTGTTCAAACATACATGCCAACAGCTTATACAAATCATAAAGCGTATATACAAGGGCAAATGCCTAAGTTAAATCTAGAGCGCGCACTAAAAATCGAATTAGACTTTTACTTTCCATTACTTAAATCATGGTCGAAGAAAAAGAAAAGTGAAATGGTTGGACAGTATAAAGTGACTAAGCCGGATATCGATAACTTAATTAAAACAGTATTAGACGCATGTAATGGTCATGTGTGGAAAGACGATAACCAAATTACAGAAATAACTAGCTCAAAGCGTTATGGACTAGAACCAAAAATAATCATGCGAGTTGAGGAAGTGATCTAATGCAACAGCAAGCATATATAAACGCAACGATTGATATAAGGATACCTACAGAAGTTGAATATCAGTATTTTGATGATGTGGATATCGAAAAAGAAGCGCTGGCAGATTACTTATATAACAATCCAGACGAATTACTAGAGTATGACAATTTAAAAATTAGAAATGTAAATGTAGAGGTGGAATAAATGAGTGTCGTGAAGATTAACGGTAAACCATATAAATTTACCGAACATGAAAATGAATTGATAAAAAAGAACGGGTTAACTCCTGGAATGGTTGCAAAAAGAGTACGTGGTGGCTGGGCGTTGTTAGAAGCCTTAAACGCACCTTATGGCATGCGCTTAGCTGAGTATAAAGAAATCGTATTATCCAGAATTATGCAACGAGAGAGCAAAGAACGTGAAATAGCTAGGCAACGACGTAAAGAGGTTGAACTACGTAAGAGGAAACCACATTTGTTTAATGTACCACAAAAACATTCACGTGATCCGTACTGGTTCGATGTCACTTATAACCAAATGTTCAAGAAATGGAGTGAAGCATAATGAGCATAATCAGTAACAGAAAAGTAGATATGAATGAAACGCAAGACAATGTTAAGCAACCAGCACATTACACATACGGCGATATTGAAATTATAGATTTTATTGAACAAGTAACGGCACAGTATCCACCACAATTAGCATTTGCAATAGGTAATGCAATCAAATACTTGTCTAGAGCACCGTTAAAGAATGGTCATGAGGATATGGCAAAAGCGAAGTTTTATGTAGATAGAGTGTTTGACTTGTGGGAGTAATGACCATGACAGATAACGCGCGTAAAGAATACTTAAACCAATTTTTCGGCTCTAAGAGATATCTGTATCAGGATAACGAGCGAGTGGCACATATCCATGTAGTGAATGGCGCTTATTACTTTCACGGGCATATCGTACCAGATTGGCAAGGTGTGAAAAAGACATTTGATACAGCGGAAGAGCTCGGAATATATATAAAGCAACATGGTTTGGAATACGAGGAACAGAAGCAACTAACTTTATTTTAGAGGAGATGGAAACAATGAAAATCAAAGTTAAAAAAGAAATGCTATTAGACGAGTTAATTAAATGGGCGCGAGAAAATCCGGAGCTATCACAAGGGAAAATATTTTTTTCAACAGGATTTAGTGATGGATTCGTTCGTTTTCATCCAAATACAAATAAGTGTTCGACGTCAAGTTTTATTCCAATTGATATCCCCTTCATAGTTGATATTGAAAAAGAAGTAACCAAAGACACGGTATTTGATAAGTTGTTTGAAATGTACGAGATGGAAGGAGGAGTCTATGAAACCGTATTATATGCAAACACTAGTATAAAAGAATGTTTATATGGTAGACGTTTGCCTACCAAAGCATTCTATATCTTAAACGATGATATGACGATGACGTTAATCTGGAAAGATGGGGAGTTGGTAGAATGATGCAAACCTATAAAGTAAGTCTTTGTATCAAGTTCTTAGCGTCTAAATGTAATTATAAATTAAAAAAGCATTATTTTGTGCAAAGTACGAATGAGGAAGAAGCCACGAATACGGTATTAAAACTGACTCGTAAAAAGCTCCCGTTCCAAACTGCAAGCATAGAGGTCGAAAAAGTGGAGGTAGTAGTATGATGCCGAAATATCGAGTGTGGGACGAATATACAGGAAGAATACACGATGTTGTAGGATTCGACTTCATTGAGACTGAAGTTCACTATGAAAACTACGCGGAAGCAGAAGCTTTAATACATGCAAGAGATTTTAAAGATGTAGAACTTATGCAAAGTACAGGACTTAAAGACAAAAACAACAACGAAATATATGCGGGAGATATAGTTGAGTTTGAAGATGAAATATTAGAGATGCCAGACGATGAATCTGTAATAGGAACAATTAATAGAGCAGTAATATCTATTGATGTTGTAAATGGTATTCAATTAAAAGATTTTATGTTTGAGGGCGCAGTCTCCGAAAATGATTACTTTGAGTATATAGACATAAAATCCTTCCTTAGATATGACTGTGAGGTTAAAGGCAACATATTTGAATCATCACATTTATTGGAGGTAACAGAATGAACTATGAAACAGGGGTCCAACTAGGTGTAATGGACGCTAGGTTGAAGAAGATGAGAAAACAACGTGATGAGTACAAGAAGCAACGTGATGAGCTTATTGGGGATATAGGTAAGTTAAGAGAACGCAACAAAGAGCTGGAGAAGAAAGCAAGTGCATGGGATAGGTATTGCAAGAGCGTTGAAAAAGATTTAATAAACGAATTTGGCAAAGATGGTGAAAGAGTTAAATTTGGAATGGAATTAAACAATAAAACTTTTATGGAGGAAGACACTAATGAATAACCGTGAACAAATAGAACAATCCGTTATAAGTGCTAGTGCGTATAACGGCAATGACACAGAGGGATTACTAAAAGAGATTGAGGACGTATATAAGAAAGCGCAAGCGTTTGATGAAATACTTGAGGGAATGACAAATGCTATTCAACATTCAGTTAAAGAAGGTATTGAACTTGATGAAGCAGTAGGGATTATGACGGGTCAAGTTGTCTATAAATATGAGGAGGCACAGGAAAATGACTAACACATTAACAATTGATCAGTTACAAGAGTTATTACAAATACAAAAGGAGTTCGACGATAGAATACCAACGCTGAACTTACGAGATAGCAAAATAGCATATGTAGTTGAATTCTTTGAATGGTTTAATACATTGGAAACGTTTAAGAACTGGAAGAAGAAACCAGGTAAGCCGTTAGACGTACAACTTGATGAATTAGCTGACATGTTGGCGTTTGGATTGAGTATTGCGAATCAAGTAGGAGTGTCATCAGAAGAGATAAAAGAAGCGATTGAATCAAGTTTTAAAGATACAGAATTTCACAAAATGTTTAATTTTAAAGATAAAGAATTTGCTCAAGACGCAGTTGTTAGTACACCACAGATAATATTCAAAGAATTTTATCCCGACCAACAAGCAATTGTTATAGTGATAGACATAGCTTACAACTTATATTCTATCGACCAACTCATTGACGCATACAAAAAGAAAATGAAAAGGAATCATGAAAGACAAGATGGAACAGCAGACGCAGGAAAAGGATACGTGTAA